GCCGTGATTCTAAAGGTAGATTTAGCATCATGGACAAGCATATGTTTAATAAAAAAGACGGTACAGGCAGACAAGTTTATAGTCCTCAACAATTCAGAGAATATGATTTAGCCCGTGAAGTAGATCGTTCTGATTTGCATAAACTAATAGCTGAAATATGGCCCGGTTTAGAAAAGGCAAGCGCAGGTACCCAAGGATATTATTGGGGAGATTTACTATTCAGCCAACCATTAACAGATAACAATGGTTTGTATAAATTTAAAGCCAATCCTAATGGTATAACATATACCGTGGATGTTGATAGTGAAACTGGTAAATTAATGGCAGGCAAAACTGCTGGCATTGCAGTACATCAGTATATAGAACCTGAAGCACCTAACACTGATTCTGCTGTACCACTAGACGGGACAATAGGACAACTTAAGAACAACAGCAATGTTGCTATCATTCCTAGTAAGATGCCTGTCACTCCTAACTTAAAGTTGGATCAAAAATTATTAGCAAAAGCCAAACAAGATATAGCAAAATATGGTCAAGCAGTTCAACAGTTAATGAATACTGCCCCTCAGGCTAGAAATACATTTAATCAGTTGTTTACAGTTTATGTTAATAAACGAATCGTTCAAGGAGATTTAAGTAATTTACTAGAAGGATTTATGGAATTTGTTAAATCTAGACCAATGACTGATAAGATGCGGGCTAAGATAGATGAACATCTACAAGCCAACGAAGAAGGCTTAATTGGGGCATTTACTATATGGATAGACATATACAATCTTAAGATGAATGTAGTTCAGCAACTAAACAAAGCCGCTGAAGCCAGTCCTGTAAAAGGATACCTGCAAGATGGTACACAAACCCAAGAAGGATTCGTTTCTAATGGGCTTAAGTTTGTGGATAGAATGGGCTTTAGTAGACAGAATTTGGCTGGAAGAGCATAGTCAAAACCGATATTTTTTGTAACTGGCATAAATAATTGTATGGGACAGTAGGTCTCAACAAATATAAGGAATTTTAAAATGGCACAATTCACCCGTACACATGGTGACTATCAACCAGTAATGAACTTTGACGCACCTGCGTATACCGTTGGTGCAGTTAATGCAGTAACAGCTAACGTAACAGTTCAGCCACAAGGTCCAAAGTTAGATTATTTCACAGTTTTGGCAGCTAGTGGTACATCATTCAGCACAACTCAAGTTAACCTCATTGTACAAACAGTTCAGCAATTAGCTACTGTTTATATCTATGAGTACAACGATGCAAGCACAAACACATTGGCTTTCGCAGTGTACCCAACAGGTGCATGGGCAATCGACAATTCATTAGGTGCTAACGCTAATATCGTTGCTGCTGTTAACGCAGCATTGACACAAGCCTCAGTTGCTAATACTACAACTGGTAGTGCATCAGCTACATTCAGTAACTAATTTTAGTTTCAATGTATCAAAAACCCGAGATTTATTCTCGGGTTTTTTACCATTATAAATATGTGTATGAGTTATAGAATTTCTTGTTACACAATGTTTGATATTACACATACTGGAGTATTAAACCGATCTAGACCTAATGAAGGTCAAGATTTGAATGAGTGGGTTCAAAAAAGAAATACTCAGTGCAATTTTGATACAGTATTACAAGTCATATCACTAAGGTCACAGCCTGAGATAATTAACATGCCTTCTAAGATAGAAATTAGGTTTGATAATTTTGAGAATTTTGGGTTTTTATTTGAACAGATAGAAAACGAATTATATCCATGTTGGACATTTGACTTTGATGTACAGCACCCAAGTGTGTTTGATGATGGTGTAACAGAATTGGGCGCATTATACGGAGATTGCGATGGTGTTCCTATGATATTATGCGGAACAGAATGGAACAAACTTCCATCTTTTTTAGACGCTTCTCCTGAATTAAAAAACATATATTTTACAGTACATCATGGATGACAAAAAGGCTATAGCCAAATTAAATGATTTCTTTTCTAAAGAATTTTTACACGGATCAGGTGGCATTTCTATTTTTAGAAATGATGACGGTTCGTATCAGGTCTTTAACACCTATACATTGTATAACCATCAACATGGTTGCGTAGTTAATAGTAAAACCAATGACGATTCTTTGGTATTTTCTTCAGCGAAACATGCTATGACTTGGTGCATATTTGAAAAAAGAAATAAAATTCAGACGGCTGACAGAATTGCTCACTTAGACCGTATGATAACTGGTATAGATGTATCAATTGAAATGCATAGGAAATTGATAAAAAAGACTAAAGATTTGAATTCAAAAATAATTTATTTGGCTAAATTAACAGAAGAACAAGAAAAAAGAAAACTTATGATAAAAGAATTTGATAGGTATGTTAATGATTCTAAAATTTGGCAAATACGGCAATTTGCTGAAAGAACAAAATAAATAGCCAATATGATAAATACTATATAAAGTTTGGAACCAAAAACTATGAGATTAAACGACTTAAACAACAAAGTTCATGCTGCCCAAGCATTGAAAGAAAATTATAAAATGGCATTTAACCTTAATAAAATGTCATTGAATGAAACTAAATCAATGCTAAAGAAGGTACGCTCATTAGCTAATGAGGCTAAACAATCACCTGATTTTTACAAAGATCAGTCTAATCCATCTTATATGAAATTAGTATTTATGGAACAGGCATTGGTTACTCATCATAACCAATTAGCATCAAGACCTGCTACAAGAATTGTAGTAGAGAATGAGAAAATAGAAGAATCACAAGTTTACTTAGCCGCACAGGATTTAGTAGACACTGTTCAGAAAATGCTAGAAGAAGTGGGGCAAATGCAAGTTAAGGAATTACCTGCATTAGTTTCTAGTATTGAAAGCGAGATTGGTGTTAATGAAAGTCAATCATTCAATGACCAAGTATCTCAGCAGCTAGATGCGCTAAGTGCTACTTTAAAAGAGTCAATGGCAGGATTAAAATCCGCAGTTAATGGTTTAACTGGTCAAGAAGCTGGAATGGCTTTTAATGAACCACCAGTTGATGATGCACAAATGGGAGCAGATATTGGTGCTGATGTAGGCGCAGAAATGGGTGCAGATATCGGCGCTGATTTAGGTGCTGAAGCGGGAGAAGAAATTGAACCTCCTGAGCCACAACCTGTCGGTGGAGTTGGACGAGCAAAGAGGTAAGTATGCGCCTCTTTGAATTAGATAGTCTTGACCCGTTAGTAGTAAAATTAATTGCAGTTTCGGATCAGTTACATACCGATTTATTAAATGGTAAAACTGATCCTGAAATGACTACGGATGAACTATTGCAATATCTTCAGAAATATGATATAGTATTAGATAAAACTGATCTATACAAAATGATTAAAAAACCACCACTCAATAATATAATTAGCAACATCCAATCGGATAAAATAGTATTTAAGGATATGGGTACTCCCGAAGCACCTGATCAAGAACAAAATAATCAAATTGTTAAACAAATGGCAAGTCAAGCTGCCGCTAATATGCAAACATGATAAGTGCTACTCCATTTGCAGCCGACAAAATAAAATATTTTTTAGAAAAAAGAGGAAAAGGTCTAGGAATTAGAGTAGGCGTGAAAACTACTGGATGTAGTGGTCTAGCTTACACACTAGAATTCATAGACCAACCTGATTCTACCTATGCTGTATATGAATCTCAAGGTGTAATGATTTGGGTAAGCCCTAAAGATATAGTTTATTTAAAAGGGTTAACCGTAGATTATGCCAAACAAGGACTAAATGAAGGTTTTGAATTTATTAACCCTCTGGAAAAAGATCGTTGCGGATGCGGCGAAAGTTTTAGAATATGATAGTAGAAAAATTTAAATATAAAGCCCTTGAAAGAGCCACAGTTGATGGTAGTAGAAAATATGCAACACCTGATGGAGAAAAACTCCCTAGTGTTACTACTATACTAGATGCAACAAAATCAGAAGAAAGTAAACAAGCACTGGCTAATTGGCGTAGGCGTGTAGGACATGCTAAAGCACAAGAGATTACTACTGAAGCGGCTGGTCGTGGCACAAGGATGCACAAATGGCTTGAAGATTATATCAAAACAGGTGTAATAGGTGAACCTGGTAGTAATCCATATAGCATTCAAAGTCATTTGATGGCTAGGTCAATCATTGATCAGGGACTAAGCAAGTGTAATGAATTTTGGGGAACAGAAGTATCATTGTATTTTCCTAAAATCTATGCTGGTACAACAGACTTGGTAGGGTTGCATGAAGGTAGTGAATCTATTATGGATCACAAACAAACCAACAAGCCTAAAAAGCGTGAATGGATTGAAGATTATTTTGTTCAGTTAGCAGCATATGCTAATGCTCATAATGAAGTATATGGCACAAAAATACGCAAAGGCGTTATTTTTATGTGTTCAGCGGCCAATGAATATCAAGAATTTATTCTTGAAGGTGCTGATTTTGATACCTATACAGACAAGTGGTTTAATAGGGTAGAACAGTACTACATGCAATTCATCTGATATTTGTGATAAATAAATGTAATTGAGAAGATTACATTTATGGCTATAATACAGATCAGCAAGATACAACAACGATCGGGTAATATCGTTGATTTACCTCAGTTGGATGAAGCAGAATTTGGTTGGGCAACAGATTCTAAACAGCTTTATATAGGTAAATCTGACCCCAATGAAAACATTGAAGTATTAACTTCTTACTCGGCGATTGATTTTGATCAAATAACTGGCGCTGTTGGCAATTTAGACATTGATGGTGCTAATATTGGCAATGGTCAAATACTTACCTATAATGGGTCTGATTGGACTAATCGTGGTGGTACTGTAGGTGGACTAATCACTTTGGGTAATGTTAGCAATGTTAAAATTGACGGTGGTTCTATTGGTTATGTATTAGAAACTGATGGAACAGGTAATTTAAGTTGGACTCCTAAATCTACTATTAGTGCAAATATTAGTAATATTACTAAAGCTAATCCTGCTGTAGTTACTACAGCGGCTGATAACTTTTTCACTGAAGGCGCATTAGTTACTATTACAGGTGTAGTGGGAATGACTCAGGTTAATGGTAATAGTTACTATGCCAATGTCATTACTGCTAATACTTTTTCATTATATTCAGATCCCTCATTAACTACTCCTGTCAATTCTTCAGGGTACTCAACATATACTAGCGGTGGTAGAGCTATTTCGGCTGTAGGTGGTTCAGGATCTGTGGCAGCAGGTGGTTCTAATACAACTATTCAATTTAATAATAATAATTTATTAGATGGTGACGCAGATTTTACTTGGAATTATACTACAAATTTACTAACAGTTAACGGCAATGCTAATGTAGCAAACCTTAATGCTACTGGAATAGTTACCGCTACTAGATTGTTTTCTAATGTAGCAACAGGTACTACTCCTATTGTTGTCACTTCTACTACCCGCGTAGCTAATTTAAATGTAAATTACGCTAACGTAAGTGATTTTGAAGTAGTCACAACTCAAACAACAGGTACATTTTATCCAGTATTTGTAAATGGTAATACTACTGCTAACTATGCATTGGGTTCTAATGCTAATATATCTTTTAACGCCGCAACAGGAAATTTATCAGCAACACTTTTAAATTCAAATAGCAATATAACGGCTACAGGTAATATAACTGGTGGTAACATCATTGGTATTATAGCAGCAGGTGCGAACACTATTACTACAACAGGTAATGCTAATGTAGGTAACTTAGGCTTTGGCACTGGAGTAATAACTGGCACAGGTAACATAACTGGCGGTAACATCATTGGTATTATAGCAGCAGGTGCCAATACAATCAGTACTACTGGTAATGCTAACGTTGGTAACTTAGGATTTGGTAGTGGGGTTATAGTTGGTACAGGTAATATAACTGGTGGTAACATCATTGGTATTATAGCAGCAGGTGCGAACACTATTACTACAACAGGTAATGCTAATGTAGGTAACTTAGGCTTTGGTACTGGAGTAATTGTAGGGACTGGCAATATCACCGGTGGTAACTTTATAGGAACGCTTGCAAATGGTAATAGCAATGTTAATATTCCTGCAGCCAATGGAAATATTACACTAAGTGTTGCAGGCAATGCAAATATTATTGTAGCTACTGGCACTGGAGTAAACGTAGCAGGATATCTGACAGTAACAGGAAATGTAGGTGCTAACAATGTAAATGCTACTAATAGTGTAGTAGCCAGCACTTTAACTTCTAATGTAGCAATAGGCACTGCACCTTTAACAGTAACTAGTACTACCCGTGTTACTAATTTAAATGTAGCATACTCTAATGTTAGCGATTACGGTGTAGTAACCGCACAAAGTTCAGGAGTGTATTATGTTTCGTTTGTAAATGGTAGTACTACTGCAAATCGTGCATTAGGTGCAAATGCAAATTTGTCATTTGATGCAGGTACAGGTCAACTATCAGCAACTTTATTAACAGGTACATTAACAACCGCATCACAGGGAAATATTACCACTGTAGGTACATTAGGTAGTCTTTCGGTGACTGCTAATGTGTCAACTGGTGGTATAAAGACTGATAATTATTATTATGCTAATGGTGCAGCAATTAGTTTTGCAGGAACATATGGTGATAGTAATGTTGCTTCATATTTGCCAACTTACACAGGTCAAGTGGGAACAGGAGTGGCAACATTTTATGGGGCGAATCTCACTACAGGGGCTAATTCTAATGTAGGAACAATTACAGGCAATTGGTCTTTGAGTGCAGGATCAAGATTAAATGCTACATACGCTGACTTAGCAGAATACTATGAAGCAGATTATGATTATGAACCAGGTACTGTATTAGAGTTTGGTGGGGATAAAGAAGTCACATTAGCTACTGATGAAACAATGAAAGTAGCAGGTGTAGTGTCATCTAATCCTGCATATGTAATGAACGCTACATGTCAAGGTATAGCAGTTCCTATAGCACTACAAGGTAGAGTTCCTTGTAAAGTACGAGGTGTAATTCGTAAAGGCGATATGATGATTAGCGGTGGAAATGGTTATGCACGACCTACACATAGTCCTACTATAGGTACAGTAATTGGTAAGGCATTAGAAAACTTCTCAGGCGAGGGTATCATTGAAATCGCCATAGGTAGACTATAAGATAAATACTAGACAGGAAATAAGAAAATGGCATCATACGCATATACCGCAAGTTCAGCAGTAGCAACATCAGGAAATATCGCTACAGATAAAATAATGATATCAACTACTAGTAGCCCTATTCAATATACTACTAGTTTTCCAAATGTTGCATTAACTGGAACAGTAACCTGTGCTACTAACAGCAATACGGTTACAGGTTCAGGAACTGCATTTACTACTCAGTTAAATATTGGAGCTTGGATAGGTAATACTAGTGGCAATACTGTTGGTATTGTTAAAGCAATTGCTAATAATACAAGTTTAACATTAACCGCAAATGCAGCAGTAGCAATTAGCGGAGCAACAGCGAGATATAACCCATATGGAGTTGCCTATACTGTGGCTACTGCCAATAGTACAATAATTCCTGCTAATACCGTAGCGAATAGTATTATTGTAGGTCAAGGCAATATAGTATCATTTTTAGAAGTAAGCGGTGTAACATCTGCACCATTTACTATTACAGAATTAGGTGCTGCACATCCTAATACAGGCACTACT